CGACAAGGTCCTCCAGGATCTTCAGGACGAGACCCGCTTCACCTACCTCGGCAACGAGCAGCGGGCGATCGAGGTGGAGCTTCTCAAAGAGCGAAACATGCTCGCCTCGCACGGCATTACCGGCGCCGATCAGGATGCGCAGCTCCGCAAGCTGAAGGACGGCCTGGATCAGCTCCAGCGGGCCAAGGACCTTCAGAACCTGGCTCACGACATGAGCAATGCCTTCGGCGATGCCTTCGAGTCGGTCATCCTGGGTACCAAGAACCTGAAGCAGGCATTCCAGAGCCTGATGCTCGACATCGAGAAGATCATCATTCACGACATGGTGACCGTCCCGCTGGCGCGCGGCATCGAAGGCCTACTGGGCGGAGCCTTCGGGTCACTATTCGGCGGCGGTGCGCCCGATATGTCGGGGGTCCCCAGCGGTGGGCACGCCATGGCCAGGGGCGGGGCGTTCGACCAGACTCGCCTCCTGCCGTTCGCCGGCGGCGGGATCTTCGACGGCCCGACGTTCTTCCGCTTCGCCGCCGGCGCCGGCGTCATGGGCGAGGCCGGGCCGGAAGCGATCATGCCGCTGGACCGCGGGAGCGATGGCAAGTTGGGCGTCCGGGCGCGGGCGGGCGGCCAGTCGGCGATTCCCGTTGTGATCCAGATCGTCAACCAGAGCAGTCAGAAGGTCCAGGCGATCCCCGGCCGGCAGACGTTCGACGGCGAGAAGTACATCCAGCAGGTCGTACTGAAGGACCTGGACCAGTTCGGGCCGATCAGTCAGAAGCTTCGAACGAAGGGCTTGCAATAGGAATCCCCCATGGCCGACGTGTTCCCAACGCTCAGCAGCAAGCCGGACGGAGAGTCCTGGTCCGAAGGCGCCTCGATCGATCCGACGCTCCGCAGCGAGTCAGAGAACGGCATCGTGGCCACGCGGCCGCGATTCACGTCCGTCGCCCGCCAGTGGCAGATTCGCTATCGCAACCTGTCCCAGACGGACAAGGCCACGCTGGAAGCGTTCGAGAAGACGGCCGCCTATGGGGCTGGCGTCTTCTCATGGCTCAACCCGACGAACGCGACTACGTACCAGGTCCGGTTCGGGGCGGTCCTGGATTTCCAGATTGAGCCCGAAAACCCCATGCTGTGGCACCTGGATATGACGCTGATCGAGGCGAACCCCAACAGCGGCGTGTCCTGAGAATGAACCGGAGGTGTCCACGTGAAGCAGCTCCCGGCCGCACTGATCATCGAGAAGAACAAGCTCGCGTCTACCAGCCCCTGGCTGGTGCTGCTGGACATCACGCTGATCGACGCGGCCAATCCCGCCAACACGACAGTCCTTCGCCTGGTGAGGAACACGGAGAACGTCACGTTCGGCGGCAACCTGTACACGGCCTTTCCGTTCAACATCGAGCCGACGCAGTACTCTTCGAAGGGGGAGATCCCGACTGTCACCCTACAGGCGTGCAACATCACCCGCGCGATCCAGGAGGACCTGGAGGCGTACAACGGCGGCATCGGATCGACCGTGCTGGTGACGGTGGTCAGTGCCGCCCACCTGGCGGAAGACTACGCCGAACTCCAGATGCTCTTCGATGTCATCGCCTGCACGACGGACGCCACCTGGGTGACGTTCACCCTGGGTGCTCCTAACCCGCTGACCAAGCGGTTCCCCCTGGACCGCTATCTCCCGAACCACTGCGGATGGGCGTTCAAGAGCTGCGAGTGCGGGTACGCGGGCGTCACGTACACGACGTGCAATCGAACCTACACGGATTGCGAGACGCGGGGGAGGACGGCCCGGTTCGGCGGGTTCCTGGGGCTGCGGTCAGGGGGCGTCCGTGTGGTCTGACCTGCTAGGCAAGGAGTATGCCGAAGGGGCGGTGGGGCCCGACCGGTACGACTGCTACGGGCTGTGCCGGGAGATCGCCCGCCGCGTCGGCCGATCGCTCCCGGATCTTCCTCACCCGTCCAACCTCCAGGAGACGCACGAACTATATCTCCAGGCGGCAGAGTCCATGAGGCGACTGCCCGCGCCGGCTCCGTTCTGCGCTGTCGCGTTTATGATGCGGCCCCCCTTCGTGACGCACATCGGCATCGTGCTGGAGGATTGCCGGCGATTCATTCACATCCTCCGCAAGCGTTCCGTCGCGATCGAGCGACTCGACAACCCGCAATGGCAGCGGAGAATCGCAGGGTACTATGAACCTCCAGTTGATCCGAATCACCAATCCGTTTGACCGATCGCAGCGGGACACGCCGCCCGCGGCCTATGACGAAAGCCCGTCGCTCGCCCGCGTAGTCTCCGACCACTGCCAGGGCGTCGACGTCGTCGCCAGCATCAACGGGCAGGTCGTGCCGAAGCCCCTGTGGGAAGGCACCATCATCCGCGAGGGCGATCAGATCCTCATGGTTCCGATCGTCGAGGGCGGAGGCGGAGGGAAGAACATCTTCTCGATGTTGGGCCTGATCGCATTGACGGTCGCATCTTATGGCGCTCTGGGCCCTGGGGCGCTGGGGCTTGCCGGGCTTGGCTTGACCGGCGCTGCGCTCTATGGATCCGTGGCCCTTGTGGCGCTCGCGGGCGGCCTGCTGATCAGCGCCATGACCCCGGTCCCGAAACCATCGAGCGCGCCAAACGCGGGATCGAACCTTTCGCAGGTCTTCGGCTGGGCCCCGCAGACGATGCAACAGGTCGGAGATGCGATTCCCCACTTCTACGGCCGGAACAAGCTCTATGGCAACGTTATCTCGGCCTACACGGAACCCTCCACCCGGGGCGAGAGCCAGGTGCTGAACTGCATCATTGCCCTGGGCAGGGGCCCCATCCAGAGTATCAGCGACATCCGGATCAACGGCCAGCCGATCGAGAGCTTTGACGGGGTGGACTACGATCTCCGTTACGGGTTCCTGGATCAGCCCGTCGTTGCCGGCCAGAACGCGACGAAAACTGAGTACAGCGTCTCCCACAACGTCACGGCGACGGGCGGCGCGTACACGTACAACATCCCGAGCGGCCCATGGGATCAGTTCGAGGTGGACGTCGCCTTTCCCAACGGCCTCTTCCACATCGCCAGCTCCGGCCTTGCCGCCAACAGCGTCGATTGCCGCATCGAGTACAAGCGTACCACTGACACGGATTGGCTTCCGCTGATCGCCCATCCGATCGCCAGCATCACGGGGATCAGGGTCAGCACGACGAACTACAAAATGACGATCACCTTGTCCGACTCCCCGGGACCCATGCTGGCCAAGTACGGCATCGTCTACATTGAAGACGTGCTGGGCATGACCGAACTCAACGGGCAGATGTGGGTGGTCGATTCCGTGTCGGGCAAGACGGTTGTCCTGGCCGCCAATACAAGCTTCCTCACGTTCACGCCCTATGTCTCCGGTGGACAGCTGCACAACCTGTCCGACCAAGCCTGGTTTATCACGGCGATCGTCAAGGACAGCGGCAACCGGCCGAAGCTCACAGTCAGCCGCGCCCACACGTGCGCCGTCGGCGACCTGGTCTTCATCCAGGACGTCGGCGGCATGACGCCGTTGAATAACAAGAGCTGGACTGTTGCCTCCAAATCGAGCACGACGATCACCCTGACGGCCGACGCGACGGCATGGGCGGCGTACACCAGTGGGGGCAAGCTCTATAACACAGCCATCGCGATCACTGACAGCACCAACGGCAACTGCCGGCGGACCTACGGGCCGGTGACGAGGCCCGATCCGGCGGCGGACTACCAGCTCCGCGTGACGAAGCTCACGGCCGATCGCAACGATCCGATGTACGGAGACGATCTCTATGTCGCCACTGTGCGGACCGCCGTCAGCTCCCAGCTCCAGTATCCGCGGCTGGCGTATGTTGCGATCCGGGCTCTGGCGACGGAGAACCTGAATTCAGGCCTGAACTTCTCCTGTATCTCCGAAGGCAAGTACGTTCGCGTCTGGAACGGAAGCGTCTGGACGATCGGCTACTCGACGAACCCGGCATGGGTCCTGTACGACGTGTTGACTCAGCCCGTCTTCAGCGGTGTCGACCTGGCTCATCTGGCCGTCGTCCGCTACGACGGGATGGATCCATCGCGGATCGACACGGCCATGTTCCTGGAACTGGCGGAGTACTGCGACGAGATCGTCTACGGCAGCCAGAAGCGGGTGACGTTCAACGGCGGATTCGACGTGGACGACAACCTGTGGAGCACGGTGATGAAGATCTGCGAGGTGGCGCGATGCGTGCCCGTCTGGAACGGTACGCAGCTCACCCTCGCGATCGATCGGGACGGCTCTCCGGTGCAGTTGTTCACGGTGGGGAACATCTCCAAAGACTCATTCAAGGAGACCTTCCTGCCGATGTCCGGGCGCGCCACCGAGATCGAGATCAACCTTCGGGACGCGGACCAGGATTACGAGCGGACGGTCTTCAACATCGTCGACCCCTCCGTCACCGCCAGCACGAACCGGATCTCGCTGGACCTGTTCGGCATCACGAGCGCCGATGAGGCCTGGCGGGCCGGCATGTTCCGCCTGAACCAGAACCGTCTCCTGATCCGCACGATCGAGTTCTCGGCGGACATCGATGCGATCGCCTGCACGATCGGCGACCTGATCGACGTGCAGCACGACGTCCCCGAGTGGGGGCAGGGCGGTCGCATCGTGGCGGCCACCGCCAATACGATCACCGCGGACCATGATGTCAACTACGGAGCGGGAACCTACCAAGTGGTTGTCCGTCTGAGCGGGGTCCCGACCGACCAGGGCGGCGATGAGTGCGTGGACACGATCCTGACGAAGACCGTCTCGGGCGTCGTGGGCAGCGTCGTCACGGTCAGCAGTCCTTTCGCGTCCACGCCGTCCCCGGGCGACGTGTTCGCCTTCGGAAAGCAGAACCTGGTGACGCGCCGATTCCGCGTCATCGGAATCAATCGGGACAGCGACCAGCGGGTGCTCCTGACGGCCATCGAGTACAACGCCTCGGTCTACGCATCTGACGACGTGGCGCCAGGTTCACCGGTACCTCCAGGATCCTCGACGCCGGCGGACGGGGTAATCACCAACGTCCGGGCCCAGCTCGTCGCGCGGACAGGAACGAACGGCTACATCGCGGTCAGCTGGACCTGCCCGGCCAGCGGCACGTGGGATCACGCGGAGATCTACTGCAAGGTGCTGGGGGCGTCAGCCTGGCTCAAGTCGGGCGACAGCACGACCAACGTCTTCCAGATCGCCAACCTGGACCCAGACGGGTACTATGCCGTCCGCGTCGTCAGCGTCGGCGCCAGCGGCGCCAAGACCGACGTCGGCATGTTCACTCTGGGCGGCATCGATCCGGCCCGGTTCGTGGCGAACCTGCCGCCGCCGCCGGTTGTCACTGGACTGGTAGGTACCCCCGGCCCTGGATCGTGCGGAGACCCTCCGCACGTTGACTTCGTCTGGGATCCAGTCACTGGCCTTTCGTCGCTTGTCGGCTATCGGATCTGGGCGGGCATCGGGACAGGTTTCGTTTGTGACGATGCCCACTTGGTTTATGAGGGAGATGATGTCGGATTCGCTCGCGTGATCGGAGCGTACTTCTACGCGAGAATCGCCGCCTATGACCTTCTGGGCAATGGGCCGCTGAGTGCGGAGATCACGATCCCCTGAAAGGTGTAATCGCAGGTGTAATTCGCAGACCTCTAGCCGTAGAAGCTGACACAATCAGACACAATATGACCTTCGCCAAGAGCAAGCCCAGAATCGGCTTGTAGCGGAAACAGCCTCATAGCAGGGGGTTGCACAATCGACCCGGCCAGCTTTGCAAGCTAGAGGTTGCCGGTTCGATCCCGGTCGTCTCCATCCACAAAACCCTTGAATACAAGGGTTTAATTTTTCCTATTGATTCGCAATAGCCCCGGTGTAATCATGGTGTAATCATGGCCGCACGGGAAAAACTCAAGCCTCCAGGCTGCATCTACCCCCGCAAGAAGCGGTACTGGTGGCGCGGGCGGCTGCCCAACGAGACCGCGATCCGGGCTCGCAAGATCACCCCCTCCGGCAGCGGCAAGGCACTGCTGGCGACGGCCGACAACCTTCCCCTGGCATGGGAGATCGTCTGGACCTGGTGGGAGCGATCGGCCGCGGAGGTCGAGGGGCGGGCTACCCTGTCGCTTACTGTCGCCGAACTGGCGGCGCGGTACCTGGCGCACGCGGAAACCTACTACCGCCGGAAGGACGGGACGCCCACCGGCGAAGCGGACAACGTGCGGTACGCCCTGCGTCCTCTGACCAGCCGGTTCGGGAACCTGTCGGCCGACTCGATCGACGTCGCCCACGTGGACCAGATCCAGGCCGCCATGATCGCCGATGGGCACGGCCTGTCCCGATCCACGATCAACAAGCGGATCAGCACGATCAAGCGGATGTACCGCTGGGCGGCCGGGCCGAAGAAGCTCGTCCCCGCGTCGTCCTGGCACGCGGTGGCTGTCACGGAGAACCTGAAGCGCGGCCGGTCCAAGGCCCGCGAGACGGAGAAGGTCCTGCCGGCGGAAGAGGCGTCTGTGGACCTGGCCATGGAGTTCATGCCCGTGACGCTCTGGCGGATGGTGGCTCTGCACCGTCTGGCCGGCTTCCGATCCACGGAGTTGTGCATCCTGCGTCCGATGGACGTCGACCGCTCGGACGGGGCCTGCTGGGTCTACACGCCCGCCTGGCACAAAGAGGAGCACATGGACCAGCCCAGGGCCATCCCGCTGGGCCCGATCGTCCAAGAGCTGCTGGCGCCGCTTCTGGCCCGCCCGAGAGACCAGTACTGCTTCCGGCCGGCCGATGCGATGGAGGATCAGCGATCGGCACGCCGATCGGGGCGGAAGACTCCGGTTCAGCCCTCCCAGATCGCCCGCGGCCGGGAAGGCGCCGGCAGGCGGTTCAGGCCGCGGTACGATCGCCGGACCTACTACCGGGCCGTTCAGTACGCTTGCGACCGCGCACAAGCCCACACAGACCGCCTGGCTGCCTCTGTGGGGCACAACGAGGCGTCCGGCCGGGAGCCAGGGCGGTTTCAGCGGTGGCACCCGCATCAGCTTCGCCACGGGTTCCTGTCCAAGGTCAAGCGGCTGTTCGATTCCGATCACGCCCGGGCATCGGGAGGCCACGCCAGCATCGATGCGACGGAGATCTATCTGGAGCGGGATCTGAAGGCAGCGAGGCGGGTCGCCACGGCCATCGGCTGACAAATTCTCTCCCCCTATATAGGGAATAGAAAAAGAAGAAGTACTAACATGCGCGCGCCGATTTCTTCTGATACTACTGTTACAACTTCTATAACCCCTTAAAAGAGATACTCTTCTTTTAATACCCGCGAGTGTGAAAATCTCTGTTACTAGTTGTTACTGTTGTTACTTTCTCTATATAGGGAGAGAAGGATTCAGGGGTTTCCGAGACTCGTATCAGTCGTAATCCCAGAAACCGTTCTTGGGCGGCTTGGGCTCGATCCCCACGGGCCTGGCCGGATCCAGGAGCGAGTACTTCAACCGGAAGCGGCTGCTCTCCCCCAGCTCCACCGCCGCCGGCAGCGACTCGACATCGAGCAGGATGCGATCGGTCGAGAACGCGGGGCATCGGCTGCAGATCTGCCCGGGCGCTCGGGACAGCAGATACTCGCGTACGGCCAGCTTGCCGACGCGGAACGTGCCAAGATCCTCGCTGAGCGTCCCGAAGTCCCACCAGGCCAGCGGATCGTACTGCCAGCCCGGCAGCCGCTGGAGCCCCTCCATGATGCGGCACCCGAAGTAGCGGGACTCACCCCCGGGCCCCTGCCGGCAGGAGCAGTACATGTCCGCCATCCGCCCGGCCGGGCATCGGCTGTGACAGGCTACGACCTCATCGAGCTTGTGATAGAGCGCGGGAAAGGTCCGCTGACGGAGTTCGGCGGACGGCCCCTCGATCGACGTGACGGTTCCACGCCATCCCTTGACCAATTGATAGAGCCTCCAGAGGTTGCCCATGCCTTCGCCGCCGAACTCGACGCCGGCCTGCACGCGCCAGACTCCGTGTTCATCGCAGACGCCGCCCAGCTCCGTGGCGATCGCCCGGGCCTGCGTGAAGTTGCGCGAGGTTGACTTCTCGAACCGGATTGCGGCGACGATCTGGCTTATGGGGTTAGTAACGCATTCCCCTTCCGGTGTTTTCGTACTTGCCCTTCGCCACGCGGAACCCGTCGTCCCATCCCTGCTTGTACTGCTTGTCGTCGTCGTATCGGTACGTGTTCTTCTTGAAGCGGGAGTAGGGGTCGTTGGCGGCGCAGTACCCGCTGGACTCCCCGTCCGAGAACCCGTCAGCGTAGGCCGGATCGTACCCGGCCTTGATGAGCTGGTCGTGTGTGGAGATGCATCCTCCAAGCAGCAGGGCCGCGGCTAGAACGATGACGACGACATTTTTCATACTTGCCCCTTGACAGGTTCCGAACCGTATCCTAACATCATTCTCGTTCGACGAATCCCGCCTCAATGGGCATCGGGAATCGAGGTAACGGGCCGATCGAACTTTGTAGTGGGTTTTGTCATGCAGTGCAATATCGAATCGGAATCACGGAGGATGATCCAGGTCGCCAAAGTGCAGCAGCTGGCCGCTACCCTGCCTTTGCCTTACCTCGATGCGATCGTGCGGAATCTCCAGGCTGCCGCCTGGCGCGATCCAGATCTTCACCAAGTCCTTTGTCAAACTGCTCTACGGGAGCCGGCGTCGGAATTGGATCGCCGCCCTTGGGTTCTGAAGTTATCACCGACCTGATCAGGATCGGCTTGCGGGCGTCCATCAGGGCCAGCATGGCATCGCGTTCATCGGGCCGGATGTGGATCGTAATCCAGATCCCCAGTTGAACGCTGTCTCCCAGGGGGACGTGCGTTCGCTGTGAGAACTGGTCCAGTTCCCCGGCGATATCCTCTTCGATCTTCCACGTGCGGGTGATTTTCTTCGCCATGGGGTCATAGTCTGTCAGCATCATTCTTGCCCTTCTATAAGACCGAAAAAATAATTTGTCATATTTCCTATTGACTTGTATTAGGCTATGACGTATTATGACCAACGTCATAGGAGAACACCATGAGTGGAAGCCTGACCAAATTGACGATGAGCCACACGATCGAGTCCGATCTGGTGGCCCTCATCGAGAAGATCGCCATCGGCGAGCAGCGGAACCGGAGCAACATGGTTGAGGTCCTCTTGCGGGAGGCCGTCGCCGCCCGCGAGTCCAAGGCCTCCGTTGCCGAATTGTCGTCCGTGAAGATCGCGGCCCCGTCGCCGCCCGCGAGTCCAAGGCCTCCGTTGCCGAATTGTCGTCCGTGAAGATCGCGGCCCGGAAGAAGACCGCCTGACCATTGTCCGCCGGAATCGGATTCCGACATGTCACAAGCCGCGCAAAATCCGACACGTAAGCCCGAACAGCTCCTGTCGGTCAACCAGGCCGCGGGGCGGCTCGGGATCAGCCGCAAGGAATTCTACCGGCGGCGGGTCGTGCTGCTTGCCGCCGGATTGCAGGAGCGGGTCATCGGCCAGACGCGGAAGTACCGCGAGGCGTCGATGGACCGCCTGATCGCCGCCGGCGACGAATCGGTCGCCGTGCTGGCGGGAGATTCCCATGGAACGTGAGCGTACCGAACTTCGCACCGCCCTGGACGAGATGGAGACGCTGTGCCGCCTGGGCGCGGACCGCAAGCAGATCAAGGCGGCATTCGAGCGAGTCGAGGGCGCGTACGACGCCTGGCAGTGCGCCATGGCGGCCCGTCCGGCCGAGCCCGCCGCCAGCGGCCTGTTCGAGGTGATGGGCTCCATCGTGCGGCTACAGGGCCACCTGTTGAAGCGGGAGCCCGTCCTGATGCTGGGCCCCGGCGGCGACTACGCCGAGCCGGTTACGCCCTGACGAGACGCCGAGTTTCCGCCTTCGTCGCGGCGTGAACCCTAAAGGCGGGTGCGGTGAGTCCCAGATGCGACCTCTGTATGCACCTGGCGCAACGTCCGGCAGCCACTTGCCGGGCCTTGGTGCCAAGGGGCAGTCGCGGGATGGCAGAAGGCCGGTTCGATCCCGGCCCATCGCGGTGAAAGGAAAGACCATGGGCGAAGAACGGAAATGCGAGGTGTGCGGGGGGAAGCTGTGGATGAACAATCACAGCGGATTTTGCCGTCGTCCTACATGCCGCGTTGCGTATATGCGATCCTACCGCCAGCGGAATCCTGAGAAGGCAAGGAAGCAATGCCGCTCCTACCGCCAGCGGAATCTCGAGAAGGTAAGAGGGTGGAAGCGATCCTACCGCCAACGGAATCTTGAGAAGGAACGGGAGCGGAGCCGCTCCCGCTACTGGCGGAATCCTGATAAGGCAAGGGAACAGAGGCGTTCCTCACGCCGACGGAATCCCGAGAAAGTAAGGGAGTTCAATCGCTCCTACCGCCAACGGAATCTTGAGAAGGAACGGGAGCGGAGTCGCTCCCGCTACTGGAGGAACGTGGATTCGATTCTCTTCTCTTTGAGACTGCGTTGCACCCATTCTCGCGGGCTGACTGGGATTTGGAGGCCCTGCGATTATTGTGGAAAGCCGATCTACCGCGTTCTTTCTCAAAACTATGTTCTTGCCTTTCATTCTCCTGAATGCCGTCACCTTTACCAAAAGGAACAAGCCCATGCCAAACGAACCCATCGGTAAACTGCTTCACGACTTCACCGAGAACCTCAAGAAGGTGCATCGCAGCTTCCTTCGCGGGAAGAAGTGCATCGCTTCCGCCCAACGGGAATTCTTCCGCCAGATGTCGGCCTGGCTCAGCCTCTGGAAGGCCAGAGAGGAAGACCTGATGGCGGAGCTTCGCGCGATCGGTGGCTATCAGAAGTTCTTGGACGATCACTTTCTCCCTGCCGCCAGTCTCTTCGGTATTACGCCCTTTGATGTGCTCTCCGCAATCGAACATGGCATGACGGAAGAGAAGTACATGGCCGGGAAAATGAAGGAGATTCTCGCCCTTGCCGCCGCCGCTGAGCGGGCCAAGAAAGCCGCCCGCCCGCAACCGTCCGAAGTTCCTTCGGCCCCTTCCCCGTCGCTTCCCCCCGAAGAAATCGTGAAGCTCGAACGCGAGCGGAGTTCCCGCATGGCGGAAGAACTCCGGCAAGTCAAAGGGGAGAACAGGGAGTACCGCCAGCGCGTCGAGTTCCTTGAGCGTCGGGTCAAGCAGTTGGAATCCACAATCCGCCAGTTCACCCGTGACGCCAAGAAGGCGCAGGAGCTTCTGGCCGTCTAGTCTCTTTGCCTCGAACGGAGCCCCATGCCCCTCGCCCAGGAAGCCCTACGAACCCAGATCATCTCCCGCCTCGACGGGGCGGGGTTCAAGCCCGCCCCGCCCGCCCCCGTGACGGCCGAACTCGACGGCGATCGCATCCGCCTGCATACGCCCTTTGCCCTGAAGGATGTCGTGAAGGGCCTGCCCGGCGCGCGGTGGGACGCGATGACCAAGACCTGGCACGTGCCGGCGACGGCCACCAGTGCCCAAGAGGTTCTCGTCAGGCTCAGCCAGCATGGACTTGTGATGGATCAGGCCGTCGCGGACCTGGCTGCCAGACAGTCCGGCGCCACGGCGATCCGCGATTCTAAAACACTCCCGCCGATCCCCAAGACAAAGACTGCGGCGTGGGAACATCAGGTCCAGGCGTTCTGGTTCATGGCTCACATCTTCGGAGACAAGATCGATGGGTAAGCGAGTCGAAAGAGTCCGATTCGTGTGCCAACAGTGCGGGCGCGAGTTCTTGGTCCTTCCTTCGCGAGCGAAGCAGGCACCTTGCCGGTTCTGCTCCACAGTTTGTGTCTGCCGGTTCAATTCGCTGCATTGCTTGACCGAATGTCGCAAAAGCCACACTGCTCCCTGGCTTCACAAGCTCAATACGACGCCGGGCAGGAACAAGGCGGTTGCCGTCGCGTCGGCAGTGAAGAACCGCAACACGAAACTTCTTCGGGGAGGAAACAACGGGCGGACCTACGCCAAGTTCCACGGTCGCCTTGAGCATCGTGTAGTCGCCGAACGTCTCATCGGAAGAAAGCTGAATTCCCGCGAGTTCGTGCATCACATCGACGGCGACAAGAGAAATAACGACCCGAGTAATCTTTTGATCATGACCCCGGCGGATCATACCGCCTTGCACGGTCATGCGAGAAGGAGGTGATGTGCAATGACCCCTACCAACAGCGGCGGAACAATGCTCGCGTTTGATATGGGCACCTGACCGGGAAATCTAAGGTGGTCATCGATTACATCTGTAACGTGCCTGAGATTCGGCACGTTCTCATCGCCTGTCCGAAATCCGTTGTGGACGCCTGGCCGGTACAGTTCGACCGCCATGCCGCTATCCGCTGCCATGTGGTTCCCCTTCGTGAAGGCACCATCGCGCAGCGAACGCGGAAGGCCAATATCGCCCTCGCCCAGGCCGATGCCCTGAACGAGCCCGGCGTCCTGATCATCAACCTGGAGGCCGCGTGGCAGGGCGACTTCGGCAAGTGGGCTCTGGCCCAGTCGTGGGACATGGTGGTGTGTGACGAGATCCACCGGATCAAGTCCCCGTCCGGACAGTGCAGCAAGTACATGCAGAAGCTCGGCGCCAGGAGCAAACGCCGCGTCGGCCTGACCGGTACCCCGATGCCCCACACGCCGTGGGACGTGTACGCCCAGTTCCGATTCCTGGACGTCGGGGTCTTCGGCCAGTCCTACATCGCCTTCAAGAGCCGCTACCCCGTCGTCGAGCAGACGCGGATCGAGATGGTCGATGATGTCGTGCTTCTGTTCGGCGCCTTCCAGCTTGCCGAGAAGTTCAAGCGGATCCCCATCTCCGGCCGCCGGTGGAACGGCCACGCCTGGCAGTACTCGCTGACTCCCGAGAACGCCTCGGTCCTGCTGATGTCGCTGACGGGCCTGCAGGTGAACCTGTCGGAGGAGTTTGCCGAGTACTGCCGGCGTCATGGGCTGGAGAAGCAGCTCGGCTACGTCGCCCGGATCGACGTCGACCTGATCATGCGGGATCTGAATGAGAAGTTCTACAGCATTGCCCATCGCGTGAAGAAGTCCGACGTGCTGGACCTGCCTCCGGTCGTGCATGAGCGCCGGCTTGTGGAGCTGTCGCCCGCCGCCCGGGCCGTCTATGACGAGGTGGAGGACCAGTTCATCGCCGACGTGGCCGGCGGCGTCATCACCGCCAGCAACGCCCTGGCCCGGCTGCTGAGGCTTCAGCAGATCACGTGCGGCTTCGGCGTCACGGAAGAGGGGGCCGTCGTCGAACTGGACACCGCCAAGCGGATGGCCATGCGCGAGGACCTGGACGACATCAGCCCCACCGAGCCCGTTGTTGTCTTCTGCCGTTTCCAGCACGACCTCGATGTCATCCGCGCCGAGGCGATCGCCGCCGGCCGTCCGTGCATGGAGCTGTCGGGCCGCAAGACGGACAAGTACGCCTGGTTCGATAAGAGCGGCACGGCCGTCTGCCTGCAGGAGCTGCTCGCCGCGAGCGGCATCGCCGACTTCGCCAACGCCCAGGCGTTCATCCAGTCGCGCGGCATCACGCTGCGGACGGATACGGTGGGGGGCCTGCACGACTGGCAGTGCGCCGGCGGAGGGGAAGTACTGGCGGTCCAGATCCAGGCCGGCGGTGTCGGCGTGGACCTCACGCGATCGTGCTACTGCATCGACTACAGCCTCAATTTCTCGCTGGGGGATTACCTCCAGCACCTGGCCCGCACCGACCGGCCGGGCCAGACCCGCAGCGTAACCTACCTGCACTACGTGGCGGTCGGGACAGTGGACGAAAAAGTCTACACGGCCCTCGAAAATCGCGAGGAAGTGGTCGAGGCCGTCCTCGCGCAAACTGCAGCGATTCCAAGCCCTTAGAGCGCCGCAAAAATAATTGTCATATTCCGTCATATTTCCTATTGACGAATATTGTATGACGGACTATAACTTTAGTCATACAAGATGCAGCGGGAAGACAAGTCAGACAACGAAAGGAACGGACCATGCGGAAGCGAACGTTGAATCGGAAGCTGGAATCGAACGCCGGGGCGATGATGCGGGAACTGGAGATGGTCGTACGGGGATTCGAGGCGGCGATCCAGGAGTCGCCCGAGAAGCGGGCTTGGTTCTTCAGCTTCATGCAGACTACCGTCGAAAAGCACATCCGCCCGCTGCTGGCTGAGATCCGGGGCGAAGCCGTCCCCGACATCGAGAAGATCCGCGAAGCGGAGATCCATCCCATCCTTTGCTCCTGCACCAAGTGCGGCGCGATGTTCAGCCGCGCCAAGGACGAGACCACCGAACTCTGTCCCGTCTGTGCGGCCGCGGCCTAGTCCGCGACGCGAACCCGAGGGGCGTCCCTGCGAAGACGCCCCAAGGGCCTGCGCCGCGGTGGCAAGGGAAGGCAACTAACGAAAGGATTGAGACCATGTTGAAGCGGATTCAGGATTGCACGTACGAAGAGTTGTTGGGGCTCTCTGACGAAGCGGTACAGTGGTTCATCGAAATCGAATGGGCCTACGAAGGCATCGCCCCCGTTCAGTCTCCCGGCCCCAAGCCGGAAGCTCCGAAGATCGAACCGACGATCGTCGCCTACCAGGTCGGCAACCTGGTCTTCTCGGCTGCCGACCAGGCTCAGGCCGTCGCCTCCATGAGCAGCCTGATGAAGGAAGAGTACAACTACGAGTGCGGCTACAAGTACACCTGGCTTGTGCCGCAGGACGCCCCCAAGGTCGATACGGTCAAGCACTACGAACATTCCGCGATCGAAGAGCACCGTGGCGGCCTGATCGTCCACAAGAAGGCCCTGGCGGACTGGGAGAAGCTGAACCAGGAGTTCACCAACTTCCAGAAGAAGACCGAGGCGATCACCGCTTCCGTGTGGGGCACTGTCCACGCGGCCCGCAGCAAGCGGGACGAGATCGATGACGCCCGCAAGCTGTACGACCGCTACATCGAACTGGCCAAAGGCGACACGCAGATCGCCGGCAACTTCTTTCGCCGTGCGTTCCCCGGTCGTCCTGACCTAATGACGGCCGTCCTGCCAGACGAACCCGCCCCCGATTCCGGCGCTGCTGTCCCCGAGTCGTCCGCTGTCTGACGACCCGAACCCGACCTCTCCCGGCGCCAGACGGGAGGGGAAGGGCCCGGGCCGTTGGCCCCTTACCAGGAAAGGAACACGCAATGACGCAGGTCCATGACTTCGCCGGCAGCGAGCCGGCCGACGCGGCAGTGCCCCAGGGCGGCGATCCCAAGACGGAGCGGCTCCGCAAGCTGGTCGCCCAGATCGAACGCAAGCGGAAGCTCCAGACGGAACTGAACGACGCCAACGCTCAGATCACGGCCCTGGAGCCCCTGGTGTGCGAGCAGTTCCAGCAGGACGGGATGCAGTCCGTGAACATTGACGGCTTCACGGTCTACCTGTCCAGCACGATCTACGCAGGGCCCAAGGACGGCGACAAGGCCGGGCTGATCCAAGCCCTCAAGGGCCTGGACGATAGCTGGTCCTTCCTGGTCCAGGAGGGCTTCAACGCCAGCAGCCTGAAGGCTCGCGTCCGCGAGTGCGAGAAGGACCCCGAGACGGGCCTGCCGATCACGCCCCCGCAACTGGCCAACGTGATGGCCGTGTACCAGGAATTCAGCGTGGGCGCCCGCAAGAGCAAGTAATTAGCGGGGTCGATGGGCCAATGACCCCCTTGAACAAAACTCAGTGGCCCCGGCGCCGATCGTCCTGCCAGCGGTCGGAAGGCATCCACGCCGAAAGCATGGCGCGTCGGTGGGCACGGCAAACGGGAAGCGTGCCGGTCTTTGGTCAGACCCTTTCCCGAGGCGGGTCCGAATCCCGCCCGACGCAGTGAGCAGCGAAACCACGTTGCGGCGAAGGCCGCACAGAAAGGAATCGGTTTATGTCAGGCGAAATGGTCGTAGCGAGTCAGATCGGCGGACAGGAGTTCGCCCTTCTGAAGGTCAACCCGGCGGAGATCATCGAGATCATCCGCGAGAACACCGGCGGCGACGGGCTTACGGCCCGGGACCTGGACCGGGTGAAGATCCCCAGCGGGGGAGGGGCGGCATGGGAACTGCCCAGCCTGGAGGGCGGCGAAGTGGCCAAGGAGTTCGTCGGCGTCGTGCTGCTGCACAAGAACGCCCGCGTCTTCTGGAAGCAGGGGATGGAAGAGACCGGCGGCAACACGCCCCCCGACTGTGCCAGCGATGACGGCGAGCATGGCGTGGGCGATCCGGGCGGCGACTGCATCAAGTGCCCCTTCGCCCAGTTCGGCAGCGACATCCGGGGCGGTAAGGGGCAGGCCTGCAAGCAGCTTAAGCAGGTCTTCGTCATTCGGCCCAGCAACATCATCCCGCTGATGCTGTCCCTGCCGCCCACGTCTCTGGGCGAGGCGAAGAAGTACTTCCTCCGTCTGGCGAACGTCGGCCGGCACTACTCGTCCGTGCTGACGAAGTTCTCGCTCAGCAAGGAAAAGAACGGCGACGGCATCGAGTACAGCAAGGTCGTGATGTCCAAGGTCGCGGACCTGTCGGGCGAACAGACCGCCGCGTTCCGGTCCATTGCCCAGACGATGAAGCCCTGGCTGGAGAAGGTCAAGGCCACCGAAGAGGACTACGTGGCCGGCGAAGCCGCTCCGGCGACTCCCGCCGAATCGGCGCCGGCAGCCGCCCCCCTGGACGGCCAGACGTACGACACGCCAACGCAGCCGCCGGCCGCCGACGCCCCGGCTCCGGCAGAGCAGGCCCCGGCCGTCCCGACCGACACGATCCCCGTTTAGACCGATTCCTTGGCCGTCAGGAGCAGCACGGATGCACAGGCTCATTCGACAACTTGCAGTCGCAACGCTGCTCCTGACGGCCTCTCTTACTGCCGATGCGTTCCCCCCCGGCGCGTCGGCCAAGTCCGGTGCGGGCTCCGTGGTCTCCCCCCGCCACGTCCCGCACCGGCATTTTATTACCCTCCGGATGCTGACGACGGCGTACTGCCCCTGCTCCCGATGTTGCGGACGAAACGCCAAGGGCGTCACCGCGTCGGGGGCCAGGGCAGTGGGCTGCCTGGTTGCCGCCGATCCCCGCGTCCTGCCGATGGGCACTCGCCTGATCGTGCCCGGGTACGCGGGCAATTGCCCCGTGCGGGTGCGGGACACCGGCAGCGGCATTCACGGCAACCGATTGGACCTCTTGTTCTCTTCTCACCAGGTCGCTCGCCAGTGGGGCGTGCGATGGGTGACAGTCACCATTCTCTCGAAAGGACGATAATTGTGCCGCATCCCCCAATTCATCAATGGACGCATGACGGCGATCGCGTGTTGCTGGTCAAGATGATCGGCAAAGATCGAAAGACGGGTAACGTCAGCAGGAACGACGGAACGCTGTCGCCTACGATCGATTGGCCTGAGTCCGGCATTGTTGCATGTTCTGACTGGGACGCGGCGCCGATTTGCGGAGGCGGCATTCATGCATGGCCGTGGGGGATGTTTATTGGCGATGGCAAGGATCCTGACGCCACCGCCCCCTGGCTGGTGCTGGCTGCCAAGCCTGAGGACCTGGTGCAGATCGAAGGTGGAAAGGTCAAGGCAAGGGCCGTAGAGATCGTCCATTCCGGCACGTTCGCGTCCTGCATGTACCATACCCAGGCCGGGAGGATCGCGTGGATCATAGGCAATTCTGCCGGCTCCGCCGCGTCGTCTCACTGCTATCTGGCCAAGCTCACCGAACGATAGGAACTCCCCGTCATGGAAGGCGCCGCCATCAAAACATCCTGCCGCAACCCGGCCTGCACCAGCGGACGAGAACGCATCTTCCGGGGCCTGTGCGTCACCTGCAAGGTGAAGGCCAACGCCGGCGACGATTCGATCATCGCCCATGCGTTGCCGGCGGCGGGGGAGTCGGACCTGTTCCCCGGCGAATCGTCGGCCGCATTCCTCCAGGCCCGTGACATGCTCTACATGCTGCGGAAGTCGGGCGTTCAGGGCGATGCCTGCCTGGAGCTGGTGGCGGACCTCCAGAGGGAGCACCCCGAATGCTCGAAAGACGAGCTGATCGTCATGGCCCTGCAGGCCCTCGGGATGCCGCTGCCGGCGCCACCGGCCGAACAGCCCAGGAAGAACGCATGGGGCCATGCCCAGGGCCACCTGCGAAGCAACCCCAAGCCCGTCGCCCCGGTCGAGGAAGACCCCACGGACGGCGACGGACCGGCCGAACTGGCGGCGGATGATTTTGAGGAAACAGAGGCTGAGGACGAAGTGGGGGACATCCCCGACCCGTTCCCGGCCGGCAACAGCGATCTTCCGCCTGAAGGCGATGAAGAGGAACCCACATCGCCGGCCGAACCGCCGGCCGAACCGCCGGCCGAACCGCCGGCCGAACCGCCGGCCGAACCGCCGGCCGAACCGCCGGCCGAACCGCCGGCCGAACCGCCGGCCGAACCGCCGGCCGAA